TATCTAAACTATTCATTACTTAGCCCTTTGTTAAGGCTGATAAAGCTACTAACCGAGTAGCCCTCTCAGCGTTTGTAGTATCAGTATGAGGGCAAAATGTCAGAATACAAAGCGTATAAACGTTTGGCGTGTCGCTATTTAGCTAATCGGTCCTCGAGGAGGATCTCGTAAATTTTGTCTACGCGCTGCTCGATACGCTCCACGCGCCCGGCCAGGTTATGGCCGCCGTTGCCGTCCGGTTTTAACTCGGCTAAATAATACTTAACCATATGACGGACGAGCCCAGCTCCTAGCCCCAAAATAGTAAAGCTCCCGAGTGCTATACCAACTACGAGCTGAGCTCTTTCCATTACTTAGACCCTACGCCTAGTTGCTTCTCGCTAGGTTGTAGCGCCTTGAGTAGTGGCCCGATTAGCCCTGCGATAAACGCGTTAGCCAATACTTTGTAATCTGTAATACCTGACATATATAGCGCAGCTACGGATGCCAAAGATGCGCGACCGTAGGATTTAGCCGCAGCTATTGCTTGCTCTTTCATTACTTGCTCCTCAACGCCCTTTAGGGTTTGTATTACTCTAAACCTAAACTAGCGATTAATGCTTTAGCCTTGCTTGCCGATACCTCTACCTCAAAATGCATATCATCCGGCCTGCTCTTAAAATCGCCGCCCCACTTGAGACCGTACTTTTTAGCTAGAGCTCTGAGCATCGGGATCTTTTCAGCCGGGAAAGTACCGGCCTTGCCTAGTGGATGCTTTGTAGCATTAAGGTCGATAGCCGTTCCGGATGAGTGACACGATAAGCGGTCAGTAGATCCGCGCACCATCCTAAAAGCGTAGCCCCAATCGTCAAACGTACCCTCGTCGATGGGCTCGATTAGCTCGTGGAATTCCGCAGCAAAAGCGGCTAGCAACGGGCCCACGCTACTAGCACACTTTAGCTTACGATCCGTACCCTTTACCGGGTAGGACTTTATTTTAATCTCGTCCGGATCTTTAGATGCAGGGTATCCGTTATAGCTTGTCAGCATCGATCACACTCGGTGTGGATTGTTCCGCTTCAGGATTTAGATATCGTTGATAGTCTGAGTTGGCTTCGTCATTAGGTATCACATAAAGATAGCCATTTTCCTCATACTGGATATATCCATTTTCTAGGACTGTGTATTCTCTTGCCATCTTACAACTCCGCACTAATCGCAACGCTGGCTGCTGCGTTATTTGTCAAAACAGTTCCAGGGGTTCCAGCCGTAACCGCTGCTTGGGTGTCGTTTAACAATAGACAGTTTCTAACTGTTGCACTTGCCATTTTGATTTCATTTAAGTCATCTGTGGTCGTGTTGTATTGGACACGATAATAGTTTGTTCCAGTAGTACCGACCAGCGTTGGCGCGGTACGCATTTGGACTGGGAAAGTATAAACACCGCGAACATCAAAGGCGTACCAGTTATTGCCGTTAAAAATGTATGCGCTATTTCCCTCAGCAATTATTTGGAAATAACGCTGACAAGCGGCTAATTCTCCTTGGATTGTTGCTGCATAAGTGCGGAAAGGTAGTGCCACGCTGCCAATGTCAATCTGTACGCCTGTTATCTCAAAGTAGTCATTAGCCCCAGCCGTACCTGTTGGGTCAAAAACAAACTTAACTTCCATTTCTGTCGAAGTTGTTGGAATTGTTCCAGTAGTACTAAATCTTTGCCAAGTAGTTGTCAGATTAAAGTTTGCACCTAAAGAGGCCGCGGCACCTGTATAAGAACCAGTTGTGTTATTTTGGTCTGTACCTGTACCAGTAATAATTCCACCATACAAAATGCTGCTTGTTGCAGAATAATTTGCACCTGCTCTCGCATAAAATGAAAGTGTCACAGTTTTGCCAGCATAAGGAATCGAATTGACTGTCTCAAAATCTTGTGTTAATAAAATTGAGTTAGTTGCAGTATTTCCGCTATTTCTGGCTACACGCGCACAATACTGAATATTTGGTAGGTTTGTAGTATCGCTTGTGTTTTGGCGTGTAATTGTTGAACCTGCAACGCCTCGATAACCTTGCCAGCGGTCTAAAGTATAAAGTCCAGCAGTTACAGTAAAAGATGTTCCTCTTTGTGCAATTTGCATTGATGAGTTTAGAACTGGATTGGCTTGGACTGTTCCAGCCGTATAGCGCAAGCCTGTCGAAGTGGAACTATCTGCTACGAGTGTCTCGCCGTTTGCTCCAGCTGCTAGGCGTGCAAAAGTGCCGCTACCTGTTCCCGGTACTAAATCGCCCTTAGTCGTGATAGCCGTAGCCATTGAGTTAGTAACTGTTACGGTTCCAGATGTACCGCCGCCGCTGATACCTGTACCTGCGGTAACGCCGGTGATGTCTCCACCCGGATCAGTTACCCAAACAAAATCCATATCGGTATTAGAGTTTTTACTTAATACCTGTCCCGTAGTGCCACCTTTTAGATCGAGCAGCGAGGCATCGATAGAGTCGCCTAAAGCTTCGATAGCCGTAGCTCCATCTTTTACTAAGTCGGTCGATGTAGGTACCGGCCAATTAAAATTAGGCGTTACTGTTGCCATTATGTTAAACCTCCGTAAGCGTTCTGCCAGATGAGTGTAGCGTTTACACCCGTCCAAACTAGGTTAGCCGGGCTAACCGTGTCCCATTGTGGCGCCACTAATGAGAAATCTGTAGGGCTCAGCGTAAGCGTTATGTCTACGAATTGAGGCGTAGCCCGGATGGCAAACCCCTCGAGGAAACCGTTAAACGATCCGTTAAACATATTGATCGGTAAATTATTAATTACGATAGGTTGCCCAAAAAATACATCGATGAGCTTATTACGCTCTGCATCCGGTAGATCGGGGTTATCGAGTCTAAAAGTAATGGCCTGTAGTTGCTCTCGAGGAATAGCGCGTAGGCCTAACTCGCGATCCATTACATCGTTCACGTCTGAAAGGTTATGCAGGTTAGAGCTGACGCTACGTTGATAGCGGCCATAATTAGCGATAGAGGTAGCATCTAAAGCCGTTGCCTGATTGGCGTAGTTATTGCCGTAGTTATAGACGAGAGAGTTACGGATCTTGCCGATCTGTAGGATCGATTTAACCGTAGACGGGATAGCGTAATTAGCTGAGAGAGTCGTATAGCCGTTAGCCGATAAATAAGCGGTGCGGTGGTCTGCATCGGCATAGCAAACGCGCCCTGCCTTATCCTCGTACATATTGCCGAGCGCGCTTTGTGCAATTTGAGCGCATAAGTTATAGCTACTGAAAGGGTCTGCCGCTCGGCTAATCATCTCGTAGAGTCCAGGTTGATCAATCTCACCAAGTCCTACGTTTTCGGCATTAGCCCACGTGGTCGTAGGGTCATATGTTGCCCATTGTAAAGCCGGTGCTACCTCAAACCAAGAATTAATTAAAAGCTCGTTAAGGATGTCATAAATCTGAGTGCCATCAAGAGTTTTTGGCAAGGCGTCCGGGAAAAGAGCTTTAGTCAATTTAGCTAGTGATCCGACGGCCAAAATACTACCGATGGTTACAAAGCCGATTTCATCCGGTGAGCGCACCGAAATACCAAAATCGGAGACGGTACCGCCAAATACGGGCACGTAAGTACCGGAGCTATTCTTTAGCTCAAGAGTTAGGGCATCGGTTACGTCGATGTCAAAAGCCGTGTTATTTACGTTTACGATCTCCATACGGGCATAACCGGCGTTGCATTGTAAATCGATATCATCGCGACCGGTTGCCATCGTTACGCTTAGGACGTTTGTATAAACGGTAGTCCCGACAGTTATACGCCACTCGGGTAGCCAAGCACTCATAGTATATAAAGCCCTGTATCGCGATTAGTAGACGTACCTCTATAAGCCGATTGATTAAAAATGTCAGAGACCGCTCGGGCAATAGCTTCGGGATCTCCTACACCTGTCTCGATTTTGATGTTATAAGTAGCCGGGTATCCGCCGCCATAATTCATCGTAGGGCTATAGCCGCCTAAATCGGCTTTTTGTGTATCTGTCAAAGTAGGAAATAGATCAAAAATATTTATGTCTTTTTTTAGTCCTTTAGTAGCTTCGGCCATTTTGCCTACGGTATCGACGACGGTAGTGGCCGGAATAAGTGATCCCACTCCACTAGAGGTAAGCCCTCCGGTGTTGCCACCTGTACCGATTTTGCCTAGTAGTGCGGCGTAGTCCTGTAGCGCCTTAAGGCGAGCATCATCGGCTCGCTTTTGAGCCGCCGCTACGCGCTCGATCATTGATAATTCCTCGGACTCACGCAGCTTCATTAAAGTTAAAGAGGCGTTACTAGTCTTACTTAGCGAGGCTAATTTTGCGATCTCTGTTAATTGGATCTGTACGCGCTCGCTATAACTCTCTTTAGCTGCCAATTCACCGGCTGCGGTAATAGCGGCGTTATACTTACCAAAAGCGATTTGTCGAGCGGCTTCCTTTTCGCCCTCTGCCATCTTAGATTTGTTAATTGCATCAAGCTCTGTAAGTAACTGAGTGTTAAGAGCTGAAAGAGTGGCCTCGCTGATTTGAGTAACACCGGCTAGTTTGGCCATATCTGCATTTTTTTGCAGGGCTGCAAGCTCGTTAATTTTCTTAAGGGCTAACTCGCCGTTATCCTCCTCGATAGCCTGTAAAGCCTCGAGGCGTAAAATCGTCTCTTTATCGTAGGTAGCACGTAAAGCCGCGGCAATAGAGATACGAGTAGTGTCAAATACCGCGGCAGCCTTTGATAACGAAAGTTTATTTTTCTCGGCTAGCGCCTGTTTTCTCAGTAAAGCTAGTCTTTCCTTTTCACGTTTAGCCGCTGCCGCTGCCGCCTTAGCCGCTGCCGCTGCATCCGCTCTTTGTGTATCTTGGTTGCTAGCTGATAAGGATCGATTACCGAAACCTCTAACGCCGCCGCCAAAAACGATATCGATAGCATCTTTTAGGCTATAGCCATCTTTAGTTTTACCGCCGAAAAGTACCGAGATAAAATCTCCAGTAGCTACGCTCAGTTTATTCATCTTGTCAATGAGCGGATCTAAATTACCATCGGATCCGGCTAAGCCCTCGAGGGCTCCAATTAAACCTCGGCCGATTTCCTCACTAGCATTTTCAGCTGCAATAGTAAGTTTATTTAATTTACCTGTATAGGTATCGGCTGCTACCGCGGCTTGGCCACCAAAAATCTTGAGTAATTTTTCCTGTATCTCTGCAAAATTAGCCGTCTTAATCTCGGCCTGAGTAAGACCAATATTAAGGGTGCGTAAACCTCGATTATTGCCTACATAGGCTTGCGCTAATACTTGACTAACGCTTGCTAGATCCTGACCGCTACCGGCTGCGGTGTCTAGGGCTAGCGCCAAAATCTCTTGTGATTTAGCGATGTCACCGGTGGTTTGTAAAATCTTTTGTAGAGCAGGTTGGAGCTGATCTTTGTTTACCCCTGTAGCCTGCTCGAGGACGTCGAGGTATTGTTTAACGCTTTCAGTAGCAAAACCCAAACCTAAATTCTTAAGGCTCTGAGTTAATTGCTTCACCTGAGCATCCTCGGCTGCAAAAGCCTTAACGGCATTTTTGCCGTATTGCGCTAACGCCGCCGCGCTAAAAGTAAGACCAAAAGCTTTAGCTAGATTTTTTACGTTTTTCTCAAAGCCTGCAATCTGTTTTTGGCCTTTTGCTAAGGCTTTACCATCGTAGGTGGTAACGGCATTTACATATAAATCGGGTAACTTAGCCATTATGCCGCCTTGTCGTAACGGCCTTGATTAAAGGCTGCGATGGTATTTTCTATAGCTTTAACTACGGCGGCTTGTGCCTTACCCTGATCCTCGGCCCACGCTCTAAAAATCATACGGCCACGACTTTTACCATCGCCGTAAAGAGGGCCCATACGGTTAATAAAGTGTGCACCGGCTCCCGGGTTATTTGATCGGCTCTTAGGATCGCCGCCCGGGTTTTTACGGCCTGCGGTCTCGTAGATGGATCCACTAGCCGAGGCGTTAGCTACGATGTACTGAGAGCTCCAGCCGTTGCGATTACGTTTGCTAGGCGATGCTGAGTAGTAGATACCTTTACGGGCTACTTCAGCTTGATATAGCGGAAAACGACGTAAACGCCCCTCGCTATTAAAAGTGCGAAAGGCAGAATTACGAGCCGTAATTTTTTTAGTGTAGGCGCCCTCGTCCCAGTTATAAAGGCCACCCGGCGCAGCGGTAGGAGCATATCCTCGAGCCTTATCGCGTATCGGGATCATAATTCCTTTGATCGACTTATTCATCTCTTTTAATAGCTCGGGATCTACTTTACGGATAGCGCGTAGAGTCTCTTTAACGCCGTCTAACTTTACCGACATTTTTAGACTCCTCCGCTTGCTCGTTTAATACTTTGACTAACATCTTAAACATCTCGGGATCGAGATCGAGTATCGCTTGAGGCGCGACCCCTAACCGTATTGATAGTTGCGCTACCAAATAGGTCAGAGTGCCGCGCCCTAGCTTAAAGGCTCGTCGTCTAGTACCTCGACTTTTGCCAAAGTATCTAAAAACTCTGCCCCAAACATCGGTACCGTTTCGCCGCTAGTACGTAGGCACTCCCACGCTAGCCAGTAAACGTCGCTCTGTTTTTCGTCATCTCTAAAGGCTTTGTGAAAACCTTTTTTTGCGTAAAGCTCAAAGGCGTACTCAATTCGTGGCGAGATTTGATGCTCTGTTACCGCCCCGGTAGCCCTTGTTATTTTGAGTCGTGCCATTTGTTTAGCCCCTTTTCTTTGTTATCAGCTAGTAGTAATTACGATTGGTGAGTTACAAGTAAATGTAATGCTCTGAGTCCCGATGTCCCCGACGGCGCCGTTAATGTCGGTCGTATTGTTGACCAAAATCGTAGTGCTATAAAGAGGGTTAGTAGCTGAGACCGCTGCGCTGGTTTGCTTTAGCGTGATTGGTACGGTGGTACCCCAGGCAGCTTGTAGCGTTGCGTTTACGTTTGCCGCTGCGGTATCGGATAGAAAATCGAGCGAAATCGTCGAGGTTTCTAGGCCCTTAGTAAAACGTCTCGAATTATCGCCCATAGCTGTAACTTCCAGCTCCTCAAATACGCGGTTAATTGTCGCGCTTGTAACGTGATCGGATAGGACCACCGAGTTAAGGGTGACCACTACTCCGTTGGATAGAAATACGGCCATCGCCTATTCCTCGCTTTTCTCTGTAGTAGGTGTTGGTGTTTTTGTTTCTTTTTTTGGTGCTTCGGTTATCTGCCCTATCTTAATTAGAAAGGCGATATCGTCATCGGTTAGGCTCATATTTAACTCCACTCGGTTAGTATCGAAATAGTGATGTCAGTAGTTAGTAAATCGCCGCTTTGTACTGATAAAACACTAGGCGCACTTACGGCCCCAATATTCATCACGATTGGCGATGCAGCTAACTTTTGAAATACGGCGCAAACCATCGACTCGATGCCTTGTAAATTCCCCTGATTATCGTAAAGAGGCACATTACAAATGATCCTAAAAGATGCCATCGGTGAGATGTTTGCGTAATCGTTATTGGTAGGTGTGATATATGGATCTGCCGGGCTTACGATCACACTATTAGCCGTGATAGTTGCAGGCGGATACGCGTAGGTATTCCACACATTAGCGTTAGCAAGAGCGGCAGCTAGTGAGGCGCGTAAAGTCGTAATAGGTGCCGGCATCATCCCACCATCGCGTTAGGGTTTAGATATCCCGCGATAAGTCCACGGATCTTGCCGATCATTGAGTTACCCATACGGTAAGGGCTAGGGCTAAAACCATCGATGGATACGCCGCCTGTCTGTGAGACTTGGCGAGCTTGCCAAATATCCACGGCCAAAATCATCGCAGCTTCTCTTACGGCCGGGGTAGTTGCGTATGAGTTTGTCTTTGTATCTGCGCCCACGGCTGAGCCGTAAGGTAACACTCTTGTAAAATTGCGATCAGCTGCGGTTTTAGCAAACTGTATAAAGCTATATCCATTAGGCCAATTAAAAGCGTAGTTATTAAATGCTATAGATGGAAAATTAGTAGTAGTGCCAGCCGTCCACGGAATAGTGCCTGTAATGGTGTAAGTGCCGTTAAAAGTTGAGCCGCATCCACTCAACGTTACCGAGTCGCCTGTAGTAAATATTGCAGGGTTAGCGATCATAATCGTAGCTATGTTATTTTGTAGAGCCGTGCCCACTACTGGAGCTGAGTCAAACCATAAAAACTGATTAAGTAAATCTTGAGCCGTTTGGCAAACTTCCTCGACGGTGCTCGATGAGTATAAATTTTCGATGCCGAGATTAGCGCGCAACTCGGCCTCGGTTACGTATGTAGCCGGCATCTTTTACTCCTCACTTAAAAAGGGCCGGTAGGGCTCAAAGGGCTAAGAGCCCTACCGACTATTAGGTTTTTTGCTTATGTTAGGTTAAAGCGGACGATACCGTTAGGCATCTTGGCGATAGTTGCCATATATCCGTAAATAGCTACCTGTACTTGTAGGTTAGATACTACGTTTACTGACATATATGCCTGTGGTGATTGATAAACGGTAAATGCTTCCGGTGCCAAAATAACCGCTGAGTCGTCTACTGTTGTAGTCGCGGTGAAATTCTTATCCACGTATAGATCAAGACCTAATACGTTTCCACGAATTGAGCCCGGCTGAGTTAAGCCGCCTGCGTTCATTGGCTGAGATGCTGAGTAAATTGGACGGCCTGTGCTATCGGTTGCGCCGAGTAGTAGCTGCCATTGTGATCCGTTCGCGATGTAATTCTGTGCGAAATAACCTGTAGCTTCGTAAACCTTACGAGCTGCATCAGCTGAGTAACCAATAATTCCAGCGCTTGTAGCTGCCTGAGTTGCACCCTGTTGTCCTGCGGTAATAAGTGCATTAAGAACAGTTGTATCGATTGTTTTTAGATACGCATTTTGTAGCTGAGTAGTTAGCTCTGCATAGAAATTAGGATCTGAGCGCTCAAGCAATTCTACGCTAATCGTATTCATACCTGAGTACTTATTTACGGTACCTGTTAGGTAAGCCGTTTCCATACCAGTATTCTGTACCGCTCCGGCTTCAGCCTCAACGGTTACGACAGGTGCTACACCTGTACCGCCGCCAGCTGAGGTAACCAAAGATGGGACGTTAATTGTCATACCGCTAGATGGCAAAACTCCACGGCTGCACGCATCAATGGCAGGTGTGCCAAAACGTGTATTTGTTGGGAATTCAGACAGGTATTGTGTTGGATTAAAAGCCGGGTTTGTAGAAAAACTATCATCCGCGGCGGTTACGTAAAGCTTTGAGTCCTCGTTACCTAGAGCAGCTTTAATTTTGTGCTCTGTGTATGCGCCCATCGATACGATAGGTGTGCGTACGCGCTGAGAGTCTAGTACGGATGGACGGATGATCTTACGAGCGGCCTCGACCTTTTCAGCCTCGACCGGTGTATCTACCGGAGTTTCCTCCGGTGTATTTTCTGGGGCTGTAGTCACAGCTTCCTCGCTTTCGGTTTCTGTTTCGGTTTCGATCTCTACGATTGTCGTATTAATCGTTGTAGTTTTTTCTTTTGTGCTTGTACTTGTAGCTGCCTCAAGCGCTGCTCGAGCCGCTGCAATATCAGTTACGGAGGCGCTAGAAAAGGCTGCGCTCTCAACGAGGCTTACCTCTTTGAGGACCGCCGCCGTTACTAACAGGTAATCTCCCATAGGCTTAGAGGCCGTTACATCGACCCCTACGGATAAGCCGGATACTAGATTTTCCTGAGCCAATACGAGCGCATCTTGTCCTCGAGTGCTACTCGAAAGCTTAAACGATCCGTACACGCCATTGTTAGCTTCACTAAAGCTCATAGCGCGACCTACGGGTTTATCCTGTTGATGCTGCGATAGTAATTTTATTTTTGTTGCATCCGGAATAGCGATTGAGCCGCGCTCAAACATAATCGGGCCTGCACTTGTAAAACCGACCTCACCATATGGCGCAACAAGCCCGGAGATGATCCGGCGCTCTGTATCGGCTGCCTGTATTTCTTGGCTAAACGTTAGTAGCACTTGTATCTCCTAGCGGTGTTAGTTGCTCCATTTGTCGTGCTTGGTCTACATCAATTAAATCTAGATTTAGCATTTTTTCGATAATGTCTAAACGATCTTTAGCATCGACTCGTAAAAATGTGTCGTCTACCGCAAAACGCACTTGATTGGCACTATTGGTTACGTCGTTCATACTGAGGCGATCCTCAATAGCTGAGATATAAGGCTGCAACGAATACGCAACGAATTCTTTACGACCATCCAAAATATTTTGATATGTCATCGAGTTATTCATATCTGCACTAATCAGATACGCCGGTACGTTCATCGCCCGGCTAATTTCGGTGGCGAGGTACTGAGAAAATTCTGCGTAGGCCATATCCTTAGGTGAAAAAGATGTAGGTACATAATCGAGAGTGCTTGTTAAATATGCGGTGCTGCGATTTTGTCTAGCGCTCTTAAAAGCTGCTAGTAGTCCTTGTATCTGAGACTCCGGTAAATCTGCTCCGTTATTTTTTAGGATACCTGTAGGCATTGGTGTAGCTGCACTAATAGCCGCCGCACGTTGTACATCGTAGGCAGCTTTAATAGTTGTACTCGCACTCTGCAATACACCAGGTAGCAAGGATTGGAAAGTAAGTAGAGATCCAATACCGCCCATAGGTACTTTATTACCGTCTACAAAATAATCCTGAATTTCAGTACCGTATTGATTAGTCGTATATGTAACGCGGTTATTCGCGACCCACTCAAAGCCAGACGGTCTGCCATCATCGGCGTACAAAGATGTAACGCGCCAATATGCAACAGAATAAAAAATTAAACTATCGACAGTTGCAGCAATAGTAACGCTTCGAGGTTGGCGAATATCCGGCTGCTCTAACCAAACAGGCGAGCCTAACTTTTCTCCGGTTGATTTTTTGTAAAGAGATAAATCAATAGAGCTAATAACTCCGGCAATTAAATTACGGCATCGGGCAACGCTTGATACTTGTAATGCAAAATTACGATCAATACCTACGCCGTTATAACCAAAATTACCGGTATTAAATGATCCATAACCGTAGGTAGTATCCATTACGGCAGGTGCGTACTGAGCCTCTACTTGAGGTTTATCGGAGCTCTTAAGCCCTAGAGTTTGGAGTAATCCCATAGGTAGGATTTTCCCAAAATGTCAAGCATAAATCCGATTTTTAGCGGCGTGTCTCTAGATGTAAACCTTAGCCTCGGCCATTGGTTGATTAAGGATATGCACGATCATACTTAAGCCGATAGCGATATCTACGGGCCCGGCCGATTTTCTCCTGACGATACGCCACGAGGCATCGGACTCTTTAGCTGCGCAATTAGCCATATGACTCACGAGCTCATCTTGGCCAGAGTGCACTAAACGGTTATTAGCTAAAGCTTCGTGTAAATCGCCGGAGGCCTGATAACCTTTTTGCCCGGATATGTCAGTTACGTGGATGCCGTTAATCTCGAGGCGTTTGGCTATTGAGGCGGTCGTGTACTTGTCATAGCAAACGGTCCGAGGGTAAAAGTCCTTGCACCATTTGGCAATATGGTCAGCCATATATAGCTCGTCGATGGATACGTCAGAGTGAAAAATCTCAAGGACGGCAACACCGATACGGCCATCGGGCAATACTTGGCCCATCGTAAGCGAGCCGTCTCTGCGCGATGGTGCCACGTCAAAGGCAAAAATAGTAAGCGGACCCGGTGACATTTTGAGATCCTTATCGCCCGCATTTTCCACCGACATATGAGGCCACGGGCTTTGAGTGCTCGAGATCCATTGGCAGAGCAACTCAGTTTTAGTCGTCTCGATAGGTTGAGTAGCTACCGCTTCCTCAAGGGCTTCCTCGGTCACGGTGTACCCGAGTGCCGGGTTAGCCATCGCCCACGCATCTCGATCTGTAATGCTCGCAAACTGAGGCGCTGAGTATTCGTAAAAGCCAAACGTCTTAGGCGGAAAACTAAGAGCTCTCTCGCGTAGATCATTGAGCACCGTACTAAAGGCATCGCCGGCATTAGAGGTAAGCAAGGTTTGAGCATTGGCCCGGGCTCGAGTCGTAGGCGTTGCAGCTCTAAAGCCCTCCTCGGATATCTCTCGTACCTCATCGATATAGAGCAGGTCTGCCGTACGACCACGGGAGCCGTCTCGAGTAGCTGCGACTACATCAAGGCGAGCGCCGTTTTTCATCTCGATACTTTCGGTACCGTTAGCAAAGCGGATCTGTTTAACCGCACTACGTAGGCCGTCGTTATTCTCGATAGCGTAGGCCACTTGCCTAAAGGTGTCTAAAGCCATAGATCTATTAGAGCTCATAATGATTACGTTTTTAGAGTCAAATAAATAGAGATGGGCTAACATCATCATACGCGCAAGGTGAGTCTTACCCTGTTGCCGGGCACAAAGCACAAGATTAGTTTTTCTTATAAACATACCCTCCTCGTCTACGGAGGTCATATCGCGAATTACAAAATCTTGCCACGGTAAAAGGGGTAGGCCTATCGAGTCTGCAAGCTGGGCTACCTCATCGCCGCGGTTTTTGCCCTCGATGTAGGGGCTATGTAATCGAGGCTCAGTAGCCCCCATACGGGGCGGTGTCATATTGTCCATAGTCCTATCAATTCTGCTCGGGTTGGCCCGTACACGGACCGGCTAGGACCGTACCGGTGGTCCTCGGGGAGATATTGCCCGGAAAGGCAGGGGGGCTCCCCCTTCTCCC